CTATATCTTGAGAAAGCGGGAATCAAATATGAAGTTGATGCTAAATAATGTAGTTGAAGCGCTAAAAAATGTAACTGATGTTGTAGTATACGGCACGATTATGCCAAAGGACATAGAAAACAACCGTTGGGAGTTTATCGTGGTGCAGCGTGCCGATCTGATCAAATCAAATGGGGCATGGTATCAGGAGATAGCGATAAATTATGCTGATGAAGACTATGTTAAAGAAGGAATAGAGTTTGAAATCATTGACGAGATGAAAAAACTCAATCTCATTTATGAAGCATCCAAAGGTGTTTCTTACAACAGCTTCAATAAATCGTCGTCTCAGGATAAAGTAGAAATGATAACACTCTATTTTAAAATAAAAGTCGGGAGCATTTGCTGATGGCTGTCAAATACGAATTAAAAAACGACGATTTGGAGCAGATCAATCAGATGCTTTCAAAAATTGATGGAGACACGGAAAAAATAGTAAATGATTCATTAAAAAGTGGTGCAGATATCATGAGCGAAGCAATCGTAAATCTTATACCTGTATCAAATGTCAATAAAAAGCACGCCAAGTTTTCTAATCCATTAAATAAAGTTTTTATAAATTTGGGGTTCAGCGTAGCTACAAAAAAGGCTTTTAGCTATCTCTTTTTTCCTGATCAGGGACAAGGAAAAGCAAAAAAGAAAGGCGCTCAAAAGTTTTTTGAAAATGGCGCTCAAAAGTCATACGATGATATCACCCAAAAACTGATTGAAGACATAGAAAAAAATCTTTAAAAAAAGGAGAAAAAAATGAGAAATTTAAACACTGATTTTAATGAATTTAATGTGCGAAGCGCACTTATTCAATTTGATGATGAAGTAAGTGCATCATCTTTTGGATGCGTTGGCAAGATGTCAAGAGAATTCGAAGTCACAAACATTACAAAAAAATGTGAAGGACGTACTGTATTAAAGAAGTCAAAGCCAACAGGAGAAGGAACATTGACACTTAATGTTCATGTTCCTGTTGCAGTAGCTAGAAAAATGAAATCCATGCTAGTAAAAAATAACGTTGCAGCACAGGGAACTGACATTTTCAAGACTTTCAAATATAAATGTATCGTTTCTAACGAAGAAAACGCTGATGAATATCAGCTCTATCCAAACTGCGCACTAAATGGACTTCCTGAAATCGAAATTGACGATGAATCAGAAGAAGTTGCAGAAGTTGAAATGGAAATTGGCTTTGCTACTGACGAATACGGAAATATGTACTACACTGAATTTAAGGAAGATCTTGATGAAGGTGTCACTTTTGAATCTTGGGATGGCCAAGCACGCTGGAATGCTACGAATGGATAATAATAGAAGCGCTTAATAGCGCTTCTATCAACATATTTAAAAAACAGGAGAAAACATAAATGGAAAAAATTTTATTAAATGATGGTGAAGAATTAAAGTTGATGCTTACAATGAGAAACGCTGTTGATTATGAGAAAGAAACTGGTGATCATTCTATTTCTAGACTTGTTACATCTTTTGCACAGGGGCAAACACCTACATTAGAAGAAATGAATAAAGTTATCTATATTGCGCATAAAGGTGCGCCAAATCAAAAGCAGTATACATTAGATGAAATGATTGATGCACTTCCGATGGATCTGTCAACAATTTTGGACATTGTTTATTCATTGATCTCACAAAAAGCACCAAAAAAAGGAAATTCCAAAAAGCGTTTGAAAGAGTAACAGCTACATCAAATAATGAGTATAGAACTCCTCAAATAAGATATGAGAATATTTGGGATTTATATGTTGCGTATGTGCATATTTATGGAGTGCCCGAGGATATCTTTTGGAATGAGGAATGGTCATCGGTCAAATACATAGCTGATGACATCGCCGCATATAAAGCGTACGCAAATAATCCTAAAAAAAGAAAAAGTTCAAAATAATTTTTATAGAAAGGAGAGATTGATATGGCTGATACGGAGCTTAAAGTCACGTTTAAAGTGATAAATCAGGAATTCAGATCTAAAGTCAAAGAGATGAATTCTGACATGCGTGAATTAAGATCGGAATTCAGACTGAATGAAGCTCAATTCAAGAATACCGGTGACAAGCAAGTATACTTGCAGGATAAAGTTAAAAATCTTAATGAGCAGTATGTCACGCAAAAAGAAAAAGTAGATGCTGCAAAAGAAGCACTAGCTCAAACTGAACAGGCTTACGGTAAAAATAGTACAGAAGCTCAAAAGATGCGTACTCAATTAAATTCAGCTGAAACTGAGCTTGAAAAAATCAAGACTAGAGCAAATGAAGCTAAATCCGAGCTTGATCAGCTCAGCGGTGCGGATGTGTCTACGCTGTCACAAAAATTCAAGGCGGTTGGAGACAAGCTGCAGGAATTTGGTGGCAAGGTACAAGCAACTGGACAAGCGTTTTCTAAAAACCTGACTGTACCTATTGCGGCTTTTTCAACAGCTGCAGTAATAGCTTTCAACAAGGTTGATGAAGGACTAGATACAATCGTAACCAAAACAGGTGCATCAGGCACAGCGCTTAAGTCAATGGAAGATAGCGTTAAAAGAATTGCTACAAAAATTCCAACAGATTTTTCAACGGCTGGTTCAGCGGTTGGTGAAGTCAATACAAGGTTTGGATTGACAGGTACTGAACTTGAAAAACTGTCTACAAAATTTGTTAAATTTGCTTCACTGAATAAAACCGATGTATCAAATTCGGTTGACTTGACTCAAAAAGCATTGAGCACTTTTGGACAAAATTCAAAAGATGCAGGAAGTCTACTAGACCGATTAAATAAGACTGGGCAAGACACCGGTGCTAGCATGGACTCATTGCTGAATGGATTAATTCAGAATGGTACGGCATTTCAGAAAATGGGCTTAAACATCAATCAAAGCACAACTTTGATGGGGCAGCTTGAAAAATCTGGTGCAAACGCTGATACTGTCATGAATGGGCTTAGAAAAGCGCTGAAAAATTCAGCAGAAGACGGCATACCACTTAATCAGGCGCTTTCAAATCTTCAAGATACTATTCTGAATGGTAAGGGCGGTGTTGATGGTTTAACCGAATCATACAAACTTTTTGGTAAGTCAGGCGATCAGATTTATGGAGCGGTTAAGAATGGTACGATTAACTTTAAAGACTTAGCAAGCACTATGGAAGATTCAGGCGGCAGTGTTGATAAAACATATTCTGCTATGCTTGATGGAACTGACAAATTCAAGACTGCATCAAATAGCGTTCAGATTGCAATGGGGTCAGTTGGTGAAGCAATTGGAGAAGCTTTTGCACCTGTAATGGAAAAGGCAGCACAGTTTTTCAACGCATTTGCTAGTGGATTCTCTAGCTTGCCCGGGCCTGTTAAAACAGGCATCGTGGTTTTTGGAGCTTTAGCTGCAGCTATAGGCCCAGTGTTGATTATAGTTGGAAAAGTAATTAGCGCGGTTGGTGTGATTTCAAGTGCATTAAGTACGCTCGCGCCTATAATCGCGGGGATATCTGCGCCAATGCTTATCATTCCTGTTGCAATCGGAGCAGTGATTGCAGCACTGGTACTTCTCTGGAATAAATGTGAATGGTTCAGAAATGGAGTTATGACTGTAGTAAATGCTGTTGTCAGTGTTGTCTCAGGTGCAATTTCAGGAATCATTTCATTTTTTGGAAAAATTGGAAGTGGTATAGGAAGCGCATTATCTAGTTTAGGCAGCATAATCTCAGGCGCTTTTTCTAGCGTAATATCATTCTTTAGTGGATTGCCATCAAAGATATGGAATTTTGTAAAATCGATACCGTCAAGACTTGCCAACGCATTCACTTTTAAAATGCCAAACATTTTAGGTTGGGTAACAAACGCTATCAGCGGATTGCCCGGCAAGGTTGCAGGCTTTGTAACATCTATTCCCGGAAAATTAAAAAATGCATTCACTTTTAAAATGCCAAATATTTTGAGCTGGGTGTCAAGTGCTCTTAGCGGGCTTCCGGGGAAAGTCGCAAGTTTTGTAACATCAATTCCTAGCAAATTAAGAAGTGCATTTACTTTCAAAATGCCAAATATTGTTAGTACGGTGTCAAATACGATAGGCAAATTGCCGAGTAAGGTAGCCGATTTGGTTAAATCAATTCCGGGCAAATTAAAAAGTGCATTCTCATTCAGCTTGCCGCACATCAAATTGCCACACTTTTCATTGAGTGGTAAATTCTCATTAAATCCGCCTTCAATTCCAACTATTGGTGTTAAATGGTATGCTAAAGCCATGAATGATCCATATATGCTAGATAATGCAACCATTTTCGGAAAAGCAGGTGGAAATTTTTTAGGTGGTGGAGAAACTGGCAGAGAAATAGTCTATTCACATGATAGATTGTTATCTGATATTGCAAACGCAAGTGGAGCAGCAATTCTATCAAGAATTGATCAGAAACTTGACCAGATCGCAGCAAAATCAACCGATATATACTTAGACAAGAATACTCTTGTAGGTGGACTGATTTCAAAAATCGACAGTGAGCTAGGATTCAGATATTCTACTCGAATTAAGAGGTGATAATATATGTATAATCTCCAAGAAAGCGGAATCACAATACATGTAGAATCCTTATCGGATATGTCTAGAAGCATTCATACTTTTGAAGACTTTGGATTATACATGATATCACAATCAATTGAAACACCGGAGCAGGTAAAAAAATTTATTGAAGTACCGGGATTACCAGAAGATACCTTAGATGCAACTTTTTGGTTATATGAATATCCGATATTCAAAAGAAGAAAAGCTACGTGGAAATTCGTATATTTTTCATCATCAAAAAAATTCGAATCGTACAAGGATATCATGACGCAAATCAATCTTTTTCTGTCAGGAAATAAATGCACAATAAGATGCGATGATGATCCATCGTACACTTACTCAGGTTATCTGAATGTAAATACTAATGAATACAATAGTGACTATTTGGAAATTGAATTTGAAGGTGATTTAGAGCCCTACAAAGAAAAAGAATGCTATGCGATTTTCGATAAGAAAGGCACTTATAAAATAGATACAGGCATTGCACCAACAGTGATTTATTATGAAAATGCAGTTAAAGATCCTGAGGATGCTGAATCAAGATATCACACCATCATCATTGATGATGATAGTGTAAATAAAAAAATATGGTGGAGGTACAAAGTACTATGAGATATCATGTTATATTGACTTATTCTGATTATGATGATTTCAAGATGCACGAACTGGAAATATTTGATATGGTAAAAGATGATATGGTTTTGGTTAAACCAATACTCGAAAAAGAAGCCAATACACCATCCAAATTTTCATTTGGTGTTTATCCAAATAACGTAGGATATAAATATATGAAAGATTCTCTATCTTATATTCGAGTATACGATGGCGATATCACGGATGAAAATTGCATTTTTTATGGGAAAAGACAGTCATTTACAATAGATTACGACCAATTCATGAAAATAACTTTTGCTGGTGCTTTGGAATTTTTGAAAGGATACATGACTAAACTCAATCAGAATTATTTTAGTGATGATAATCTCGCAAATTCAAGAAAAATTCTTCTATCGGCATTCAATACTGATCTTCCACAACATTTTCATGTTCGAGATGGATTTCCTATTTATGACGCAGAAATAGAAGCTATGAGAAAGCTGAATATTGAAAGATTCTATACATACGATGACGATCCATACGGAACTTTTGGATTCCTGTTGAATGATGGTGATTCTTATCAGTATTTTAATCAAATTGATTGGACGGAATTTTCATCAAATTATGATGAAGAGACAGGCAAATACAGTTTTGAATACGTGTCATGTTATGACATTCTTCAAAAATTTTTGGAGTTAAGCAGATTAAATATAAAGCTTGTATATACAAGCGATCCAAAATATGCCCCATATCATGTAATTCCAATTTTCTATAATAAGGATTTTTTAGATACCCGTGATGCAGTCCAAAAAATAGAATCAAAAAAGAATCTTATTGATTTAGTAACTGATGTGAATTTTAATGATTTGTACTCCGCTATTACGTTTATTGATCCTGAAACGGAGGAACCAATCAACTGTCCAATTCACGCTAATCAGAAATATTATTATATCCATACGGAACTTTTTTTTAAGATCGGTTTTAGACTATTAAAAGTTAAAGATGGTGATCCAATTGCGCATTTGGGAACGCTCGATTTTTATGCAAGAAGACTTCTAAATAGGCAATTTAATGATATCAGCTACGACATAAAAGCTATTGACAAAAGCTTCATGTCAAAAAACGAAAATAAAATTGATATTTATGATTCAGTTGATATTTATACATTTGATACTAATAATAATCCTTTGGTATTCTTAGCTAGACTTCCTGTAAATAAAATGACTATTGATCTTGTATCACCGGAAGAATCACAGATAATTGTTGGATCAAATTACTTTAGAAAGGATATTTCAAAAATCGTTGATTAGAAAAGAGGTGAGTATATGTTAGCAGTATATTTAGATGATCAAGTTGCTAAAAATGACGCGTGGACTACTGAAACCGCACAATATGCTATAAATTTTCCTGAAATTCAAGTTATTAAATATGGTGTTTGGCTAGATGATGATTCGATGAAAATTGCAAGATTTACGAGCAATGATATGCAAAATGATTATGATGTAGTGTTTGAAGACAATTATGTTACAGTGCCAAGCGAAGTATTAAAATCTGATGGATTTTATTTATCGTTTAAAGCTGTTAAAGATGATACGACCGTAACAACAAATATGCTTCATTTTAAAACAGCGTTTAACACCTTCAACAAACCATCATTATCACCATCTCAAGTTCAATCGCTTGAAGATCAGCTATTAGCGAAAATGAATCAGATCAATAGCATTAAAACCGGATTAAAAAAATGCCTGAATGTGTTTAAACAGGCTATCTATAAAGATGATGCAGATTTCACAGTTTTAGAAGATTTTGAAAACTATATCGACAGTCTTTAAAAAAGGGGGAAAACACAATGTTGAAACGCACGGTACTGTGTGAACACACACACACACACACACACTCACACACACACACACACACTATCAAAAAAAGGAGGTTACAAAGCGTAGCCTTCTTAATGAAGGGTGGTGTCAGTGCTTAGCGCTTGATGGAAAAGGTGATATTCTATGAAAGATTTTAGTGGAAATCTTGTATCTTTCAAAAATCCTGAACTCGATTGGAATAATAAAGACATTAAAATGAACACTTTTAATCAAGATGATGATGAGCACACAACTTCATTTGAAGTTGAAAGAGATGGGATTCTCATCATTGGATGTAATTATCGTCAAATATCATACGCGAATATAGTCGATGATACGCATGATTCACGAATAGGTTCAACTACATCCGCAAATGGTGCTACTGGAGAAAATAGAATTACCGTACAGATTTACAAAAATACGAACTATCGTATTTATGGTAAAAGAGCATATGCTTTATTTATCCCATATTTGTAGCATAGAATATCATAAATAGCGTTAGCACTAAAAAATGAAAGATTTTAATAATCTACCTATCCAAGACCCTGTTATAGAAGACGTATCTAGTAGCAACTCAGATGGAAAAATGTTTAAATTCTCAAGCGGATACGCTGTATATGTTGGAAATTATACTACACAAAGCAGTTCATTTACTAAACAAGGAAATATCGCCTTAAGTGGAGATGAACATATATCGTTAACTAACTTGGGCTTCAAAACAGTTTTAGGCGGTTCGGTTGCTAAAAACGGATTTCAAATCAACAATGCGATTTTTGGTTCGTTTTTCTCACAAAGTGACATTCGCATGACTTTGTTCAGAGGTGATGATGCAATGTATTCAGGTGTTGAAATATCCGTTATCGTTTTTGGTCTTTGGAAATGAAAATCACACTACGCTAAAGTTTTAAATGAAAAACTTTGATGGAACACAAATTGAATATTATATCGAAGAAAACAGCAATGCTACAATATATGAGCAGTGGACAGCTGTAGAATCTTCAAGAATAAATGTTGAAAAAGGCATTTATAGTGTTACTTTAAAATATTCAGTTTCTTATAATCAATGTACATATTATCCGCGTATTTTTTGTGGCACAAAAGAAATAGCTGGAGAAACTAAAGTAGCTAATATTTACTACAACTTAAAGGGTACGCTTACAGGCATCTGCAAGGTTGAAAACACCGCTGATATTTTTGGCAATATCGCAAGTGGTGAATCAAATGCAGTCGGTAAAAGATGCGATTTTACGTTATCGATTACAAAAATAGGATAAAATTTTGATGAAAGGATGATAAAAAATTGTTATGATAATTTATGGAGGAATCACTTATGGATTATATAAGATTTAGTGTACACGGTCAGAAATTGGACTACGACAAAAGATATTACTCGTCGACCGAAACCATCGATACACTTTACTGTAACTTTAAGTTTGAAACTGACGGTTTAGGACACATCATCGGCGGCTGGAATCTGCCATATTTTTGGGCTCAATTCCATGATGAAGAAGGCAACGTGTACGTAAAAACTGTCACGGCTGACAATACATGCTCTATTCCATACAATTGTCTGAGACAGCACAAGTTTAAAATGACTCTTTTTGCTACAGACACGGAAAATTATATGGAGTGTACGAAGCGATATACAACAAATGAAGTTTTATTCATTTTCAACGGGCTAGCTAATCTCAATTACGACGGTGGAATCAGTCCTGATGAACCGATTCCTACGCAATGGCAGATTCTTATTGATAAGGTAGACGCTTGTGAAAGCAGCGTTGATGGGCTATCACAAGATGTATCGTCAATTGAAAGTGCTGTTAGCAGTATTGATGAAAGAGTCACAACCAATACTAACGCTATTGATGGTCTATCACAAAATGTGACATCAATGCAAAACACTGTCAATGAATTAAGTACTGGCCTTGATGCTGAAAGTACAGCAAGATCAAATGAAGATTCAAGGCTAGAAGGACTTATTGGCGATGAGTCAACAACAAGAGCTAATGCTGACACAAGGTTGGAAGGACTCGTTGCTGATGAAACCGCCGCAAGAGAAACCGCTGACGCAAATTTACAGTCATTAATTACTGCTGAAAGTACAGCAAGATCAAGCGAAGATGCAAGGCTAGAAGGACTTATTGGTGATAGATATACAAAGACCGAAGCTGATGCATTGCTTGCAAACGAAGCTGCAGCAAGAGCTAATGAAGATATGAGAATAGAAGGGCTTATCAATGATGAATCGACCGCAAGAGAAAATGCATACGCAAACTTGCGATTATTAATTAATGATGAAGTGAATGAGCGCATTAGCGGTGACAATGCTCTTCAGCAAAGCATTAATGCTCTTGATACTAGAGAAACAGGTCATTACAATGATTGCAAAAGTAGAATAGATGATCTTGATACTAGAACTACAACTAATGAGAATGATATCGAAGAAATAAATACTGTTATTGAAAGCATTAAAGGCACGGGCGCTGGCTTTCATTCAAGCATCTATCGTGGCAAGTATCTAGGCGATACGTATACAGACGATCAGAAACAGGCTATTGCCAGTGGCTCATTTGATGATTTATTTGTCGGTGATTATTGGACCATCAATGGTGTCAATTGGAGAATCGCTGACTTTGATTACTATTACAATATTGGAGATACAAACTTTACTAAGCATCATGTTGTTATCGTGCCTGACAGAATTCTATACAGTGCTCAAATGAACTCAGAAAACATTACAACTGGAGCTTATACAGGCAGTGAAATGTATACTACAAATCTAGATAATGCTAGAACTGCATTTGACAATGCCTTCGGTAACCAATTTATTCCAACTCATAGAGGATTCTATGCAAATGCTGTTAGTGGTAGCAACCCTTCCGGATGGTCTTGGAGAGATATGCGGGTCGAGCTTATGTCAGAAGAACAAGTTTATGGACATTCTGCATGGGGAGTTGCTAGTCATAACGGTTTTGATGTAGGAACTCAAAAGACACAATTCAAGTTGTTTACGCTTGACCAGACTAAAATCAACATTAGACAGTACTACTGGCTAACAAATGTTTGTTACTCGAGCGGCTTCGCTTAT